GTTGCAAAATCTACTCTTGCTCCTGTAGTTGATTTGGTTAATACTGCTATTGTTGAAGTAAAAGAAACTAAAATCAAACCAGTTAAGGTTGCTAAAGTAAAAGCGCCAAAAGCTGTTAAGGTAACAAAATCAACTGGCAGTAAAGCCACACACCCTGACGGTACTATTGTGTTCCGTGCAGACCGTAACAAATATATGGCATGGTTTGGCGGTAAAGCTGAAGCGGCTCGACCAACTATCGAAGCGGCTCAAGCCTTTTTGACTAAAAAATACAATGTAACGGTTTTCAACATTATCAAGTGAGGTTATTATGCTGAGTAAAGATATTAAAAAAGGTATGCGTATTGTACTAGAAAATGGTTGGTACGCTACAATGAAGGATAATGGTCGAGGTACTACCCGTATGGCTGAGGTAGAGGGATTCTATACTGAAATTGGTTCGATTTATTCGCATGATATTGTAGCCGCTTTGACACCTACGGGTTGGGAGGCTGTAGTTCATACAGATAAAGAATTGAAGTGTAGAGAAATGAACGAAGTGTTTTTCGGTTAATTGTAAAGATAAAGGAATATATTATGCCTAATTGGTGCAACAATACAGTAGAGATTAGCCACGAAGATCCAGCAATGTTGGAGCGTGTTCGTAAAGGTTTTAATGCTGGTGGTTTACTTAATGAGTTTATCCCTGTTCCAGAAGAATTGCAAATCACCGCTGGTCGTACAGGTGATCCAGAAGAAAACAAAAAAATCATCGAGGTAGAAGAATCAAATCGATTGAAATATGGTTATTCTAATTGGTACGATTTTTGTGTTAACGAATGGGGTACCAAATGGGATATTGGCGGTGATGGTTATGAAGCAGAAGATATTGATGGTGGTTTATCACTGACATTTGATTCCGCATGGAGCCCACCAATAGCCGCATATGAGAAACTAACTGAAATGGGTTTTAAAATCCGTGCGTTATACCATGAGTGTGGTATGTGTTTTGCTGGTATTTGGGAAGATGGTTTTGATGATTTCTATGATTATTCAGGTATGGATTCTCTAGAAACGGCAGATACTCTGCCAGCAGAATTAGATGAGGCATTTTGTATTTCAGAACAAATGGCCGATTGGGAAGCCGAAAACGAAGGAGAAAATGATGAGGAGTAAATCAAACGCATATGCTTCAGATATATCTCATGCTGAAGATTGTATTGGTGAGGTGCGTGATTGGTTAGAACGCAGAAATAATCCATCAAATAAAGAAATGCTTGAAACTATTGAGCAGGTATTAAGTTTGCTGGCTAATGTTTATCACGATTTGCGTGAAGATATGAATGATGAAGATTCGGAATCTGATGGACAACCAGATGAGGCCCAAGAGTGGCACGATTTTGATCCAGATTGTTAATTAAAGGATATAAATGTTTGTTTTTGATGTTGAAACTTGTGGTAAAGAATCAAGTGCCGTTATACTATCGATGGCCTGTTTGTACTTTGATGCACGACAGGAGCCATCGCCTGAAGAATTAAGAAAAACGGCCTTCTTTGCAAAGTTCAATGTTAATGACCAAGTTGAAAGGCTCGGCCGTACAATGACACGATCATCATTATCATGGTGGTCTAAACAATGTGATATTGTAAAAAACAAATCATTTAAACCTAGTGCCGATGATATTATCATTGATGATGGTATTGAAATGATGCGTGATTGGTCTAAACAATTTCCAATGAATGATAAGTGTTGGGTTTGGGCAAGGGGTAATCTCGACCAATTGGTGCTAGATTCGATTGAAGAAAAACTGGAAATTGAACCTGTATTCTTTTTCAGCCGTTGGCGTGATGTTAGAACGGCATTGGACATTATGAATGGTTCAGTCACTGGTTATGTGGATGTAGATTATGCAGGCTTTAATCCTGCACACCACATAATGAAACATGATCCAGTTGATGATTGTGTTTATGATGCAATGCAACTAATGTATGGAATGAATGTTGCGTAAAAACAACACTATACCAAATAGTCCTTGACGGACTATCCAGACCTGCTATAATTGCCACTTATTTGATTGATAGGGATAATATGCGAACAAGACAATGGGTACCAGGACTTAATAATAACCAACGCATCCGTGCTATTGTGAATGGTGTTGGTTTCATTACCACAGTTAAAGATGCATTAAATGGTCCATTCAGCACTCAAACCAATGCAATGTATTCGGCTTTAATTGGTTTAGCCGGTGCAAAAAAGAATGATACTCTTGCTTGTGGTTATGCTCGCACTATAAAAGTGTATGACATTAAAATGCAACCAGTCAGTTTTGAAATTCAAGTAAATTTAATTTAAGGAGATTATTATGGGTTTGGATATGTACTTGACGGCCAAAAAGTTTGTTTCTGATTTTGATTTTAAACCAGAACAATCAAAAATCAATGGTGAGATTAAACAAGCACTAGGCATTCAACCAGAAGAATATGGTTACATTTATGTTGAAATGGAAGTAGCATATTGGCGCAAAGCAAACCAGATTCATTCATGGTTTGTGGAAAATGTCCAAAAAGGCGTGGATGATTGTGGACAATATGAAGTTAGCCGTGAAGACCTCAATTCATTATTTGAATTGTGTAAGGAAGTGGTAAAAACAAAAAATACTTCTTTGTTGGAACCTAAAGGCGGTTTCTTTTTTGGGTCTACCGATGTGGATGACTGGTACTTTGACCAGTTGAAGGAAACTATTGGAACGCTGTCCAAGATTGTAAATGATGTCCGATTGACGGATTGTTCTTTTTATTACCATTCCTCTTGGTAATGTTGTATTAAAACAACAACCGTCCCGAAAGTCCTTGACGGACGGTCCAACCGTGCTATAATTGTGGTATTGATTGATTGAACAGGAGTTTATATGTCTAGTATTTTTATGGTTGGTGATAAGTTTGCGGCTAACATTAACGGCAAGACCGTCAAACGGGCCAACCGCCGTGCGTTGGAGCGTATGTTGAAAGCATCCAGTCCAGTTGTTGCACCTACAGAGTCCAAATTCTCTATCAACCAGCGTTTCGGTTTTGTCCGTGACATGGTGCAAATGCTTGCTAAAGGCGACCAAGCGTCCGTGGTTGTATCAGGACCTGGCGGTCTTGGTAAATCTCATACTGTATCAGCCGCATTGGCTGATGCTGGTTTTACTGACCTATCTGTTTTGGATGAGTTGTCAGACGGTGCGGTTGTGCCTGATAAATCTTTCCGTGTTGTGAAAGGTTATTCTACACCTAAAGGTTTATATCGTGTATTATTTGAGAATCGCAATTCAGTTGTGGTTTTTGATGATTGTGATTCAGTATTAAAAGATCCAGTATCTCTTAATCTGTTGAAAGCGGCTCTTGATTCATATTCTCGCCGTATTATCTCATGGCGTGCCGATACTCGTGATGAAGAATTGCCTAATGTATTTGAGTTCAAAGGCCGTGTGGTCTTTATCTCTAATCTTGCATCATCATCTATGGATCAAGCCATTATCTCTCGTTCACTTGCGGTTGATTTGACTATGACGGCTAAACAAAAAGTTGAGCGTATGCGTTTCCTGCTTGACCAAAAAGATTTTATGCCTGAATATGACAAACAACACAAGGTCGATGCAATGAACCTTATTGACAAATTGTGTGATGAGGTAAAAGAATTGTCTTTGCGTACTTTGATTCAGGTCACAAAGATTCGTAAATCTGCCGGTGCAAACTGGAAAGATTTGGCTGAGTATGCTATCGTTGGTTAATTGTAAAGGTAAATTATGTTTGAACAAACTGTATTGCAACAAATTGGTCACCTATTGAAAGAAGGTGAAACGGCTCAATTTCATAATGGGACATTATTCGTTAATTCGTCACAGCCAACAGGTAATGATGTGTATATTGAATTGTGTAACATTTACCGCAAACGGTTTGTACAATTTAGTATTGTAAGTGAAAATGAATTTGCTTTTGACTTTATCGTTTGAGGTGTATAATGTATAGATTATTGCGTGAGACTACAAAATGGGCCGATGGTTCTGGCTCCAACTTTATCTATGCATTTGAAGAAAAACCAGGTAAACGATTGGGTAATGCCATTGGTTATATCAATCACCTGTCAGATGAATTCAAAACATTTAGTAAACCTATGACCATCGATATGAAAGGTAGAACCTTTGTCGAGGTAAGTAATTTAAAATTTAAGGTGTAAAAATGAAAATTGTTATTAATTCTTGCTTTGGTGGTTTTGGCTTGTCTGATGCCGCCTTGGCTCGTTATAATGAGTTGTCAGGTCAAACAATCGAAAACTATTATGAGATTGCCCGTAATGATACCAATCTGGTTCAGGTCGTTGAAGAACTAGGTAAAAATGCCGATACACGATATTCTGAATTGAACATTGTGGATATACCAGAAGATGTTGATTGGGCTATCCATGAATATGATGGTTTGGAACATATTTATGAAAAACACCGGACTTGGTCTTAAACCTAATCATTGAAAGCGGCACACCGCTATCCTATCACTAATTTTAAAACTGTCAAGGTAGATTTTGGTATGAATAAACGAATTAAAGAATTGTACAGAGAAGCCATCATATACACAATGGATAATGCAGGCAACAAAGGTCAATCATCCTCCGATGCAATGTGTGCTGATAAATTTGCCGAGTTGATTGTCAAGGAATGTAGTAATGTGGTGTTAAATGTTCCTTGCTACTATAAAGATTATCGTAGCCAGATTGAAGAATCGGTGATTAATGATTGTGGACGGACAGTGTTGGAACATTTCGGAGTTGAAGAATGAACGAGCGAGTTTTTGTATTTACTGAAACTGAAAGTTCTATGAAGAATAGAACTAGACCTTTCATGTATGCTTTCCGTGAAAGTGAAATTAAATGGGTTCAGACTCAACGAGGTAGTCAGAACTGCTATCTTATAGTTAATGGTCACGAAGTTAACGGTAGTTTTGATGATTTTGTCAGTCTACTTGGTGAAAGAATAGATGTAAAATGAACGAACGAATCAAAGAACTTGTTAAACAAGCTGGCGGACATTTCTCTACTCACACTCTAACTAGCAATCCAGTACAATACCGAGAATCTGTAGAGTTGTGGGATGATAATATTGAAAAGTTTGCCGAGTTGATTGTTCGGGAATGTGCCGACCTTTTTGATAAAGATGAAATAGAGCTAACTCTTACTGAGCGTACAATTCATAGTATGATTAAAGAACATTTCGGAGTTGAAGAACTGCCTGTTTGTAAACACGATTGGTATAGCGCAAAGAATCCAGTTGTACTAAATGGTAGTGTTTGCCTTATTTGTGGTGCTATTGATGCTAGAGAACCCGAGGAGTTGAAGAATGAACGAACGAATTAAAGAACTTGCAAGAGAGTCTGGCTTATTAGTACACAATCCAGAAGGCGTTCCAACTAAACTGGAAAAATTCGCCGAGTTGATTGTTCGAGAATGTATCGAAATCAATAAACAAGAATTGTCATTTAATGCATTTGAAAAATTGATGAACAAATATCAAGACCATTTTGGAGTTGAAGATTGAGGGCCTTGACAAATGCCACAAAATGGTATATAATGGACACACTACTAAGGAGTTTTTATGGGCATGATGAAACAAATTGTGACACACATTGAAGACCTAATCGAGAATGGTTATGATGATGAA